GATGAAGCAGCTGACGTTGACTCAGACGAGGAATCAAAAAACAGTTTGAACAAAGATATCTCGTGGTCAAATTACACAATCGTGAAATTCTTCATGTTGATGTTGCTGTACATTGTAATTCAGAAACAATTCCAATTAATTTATGTTGATTTTATATGTCTGTTCACCATTACTATTTTATACAATAAAATAGTTACTAATGTTCTCGATTTTGATGCGGTTGTTGATTTGGTTGAAGATAAAAATATTATATATTAAATATTAACAAACAAACACGTAAGGAGGAAGGAAAATAAATATATGCGTTTGCGTTTAAATTATGATGATTTTTTTTGTAAAAAAATAATAAGTGTGAAATGTATAAAAATAAAATATAATGAATGGACCAGCCGATCGATATAGTCAAACTAAGGGGGGGGGATACGTGAAATTAACAAGATGGAAGCAACGAAGTGTAGCTCCGCCAATTCATAAACCACCCACTACTACTAATAATAATAATAATAATAATAATAATAATAATAATAATAATAATAATAATAATGGCGCTTTGAATCCGATTCCTAAAAATTTTGATTTAGTTAGAGCGATACAATTGATGACATTGTCTAACTATGCTTATGATCAATATAATGATTTTATAAATAAACAAGTTTGGGCAATACAATCCCCTTACACTCTAATAAAAATAATATATGCAGTTTATGAAGCAAATAACCTTCCATTTGGTTTTATTGCTCAAAAGGGTGATGATTTTTTTGTATCTTGGCGCGGCACTGATAATTGGTCTGAATGGTTAGAAGATGCTAAATGTATACAAACAAAATGTGAATTTTTATCATCACCGCCGGAAACAAAGGTGCATTCAGGTTTCTATCAGCTTTATACTACTGCCAGTTCTGGTAATGATTCCCCTCAAAAACTAGTTATAGATTATTTGAAAACCATCCCACCATCTAAAAATATATTTGTGTGTGGTCACAGTTTAGGAGCAGCGATTGCTGTGTTAAATACTTGTGACATAGTAAACAATACTCAACATAAGGGAGCGACAATGTATAATTTTGCTGGTCCGATTGTAGGTGATCCCGCATTTGCCAATAAATTTAATTCTACTGTAAATCTTAGCTGGCGTGTAGTGAATACAAATGACACAGTGCCTAAATTGCCTGTATCAATCGCTTTATTACCGTATCAACATGTGAGTGGATGCGGTGGCAGTTGCAGTGATAATCCCAATACGAATTCTGGACTTTTCAATATTACCTTTAGTAGTAGTAATAATGTAGCAGGAGCCCACAATCATATGACATATCTTTACACACTAGAAAATATTTTACATCCTATATAAAATATTGTTTTGTATTTAGTTTTGTATTTCTATTAAATATAAACCGGTAATTTGTCAATATTTATTATTTCTGATTTTGAGACGTTTCGAATACTTTTATGAGTAATTTCAAATTGTGAAAATACCCGATTTTTCAATTGTTGTGACGGAACTTTATTATGAACTGTTCGCGCAATCATTTTATATAATTTAAAATCAGGATACCTATCAACACCATTTTTCTTGTATAAAATATTTCTATCATTATCGTCTGTTACCCACTCAACCACAAGTGAAACGAGCTGACTTTTTTTACATTCTCGCCCAACATCCTCCATATCTTCAATAAAAAAATCAAAGAGCGAACAACCAAGTCTGCACAAATCAAAACTAAAATTAGGTTCAATGCGGGCTTTTTTGTCATTAAAATATGGCTCAAAATTATATTGAGTCGCCGCATCTCCGGATTTATGGAAACTATCGCTGCAAACCAAGTTTGAATTAAATTTATAAATGGATCGACCGAAATCTATTATTTTAAAGATTCGACCATATGTTGGAACCTTGTAATATTTTTTATTAAAACAATAATATAAAAATTCTGCGTCGGTTTCAACAAACATTATATTATTTGTGTGAAGGTCATTATGTGTAAATTCGAATATTTTTTGATATGTTGCCAATGTAATAACAATTTGCATCAAAGCGGCTTCCCACTCTTCATCCGAGAGTGAATCTTTGACCATTAAATAATCAAGAGTTTTTGTGCAATTTTCAAGCATAATTACCTCAACGGGAAAATTGTATATAACAGCGTTCAAAATCTCATCATCAATTGTTTCAAATGATTCTGTGTCTGTTTCACTTCCGCTACAGCTGCCACTGTCACTGCTTCCACTGCTTCCACTGCTTTTACTTCCGCTGCTTCCACTGTCACTGCTTCCACTGCTTTTACTTCCGTTGCTTCCGCCTTCGCTTGATTCATCATTTGTTGTATAAGATGACCTAGAAGAGCAAGAAAAAGAAGACGAATCGTTCGAATTGTTTGAATCATCATCATCATCATTATCATCATTTTTGGCGCGATTATTACTAAAAATACATTCATCAACCAATTCAGTCAAGTCATTTAAACACGATGGTGCCACCGCACCATCACCATCGTTGTTACCAGAATCAGAAACCGCATTAGAAGCAGCATCAGAAGTATCGAAATTATCAAAAACAATGTCTACATTTTCCACAACAATATTTAATTTTGTGTTTTTATTTTTCGTGTGTCTTTGATTATTCATATTCTCATAATCACTAGAATCATCTTCGCAATCCGGTGCATCATATTTAAAAAGAACTCCATTTTTTTCTTTAAAAAAATCGGTTTTTAATAAATAATCCTGATCGTCAATAATATTAACAGTAAACTCATTTTGAACAGCTAGACACGATCCATAGAAATCAATGCCATGAATAAAACCGTGTGTGTTTAATAATTGGCTCGACAAATAAGAGAAAAATCCATCGACATATGCGGAATTATTTTTATCCATAACTTTAAAATGACATTTCAAAGAATCATCATCATCACGATTTTTATCATTATTGTCAACGTCGTTTACAACAGCAGCAGCATAATCAAACGTTTTTGAATGAATCGATGGCAAATTAAATAAAGATTTGTTTTCAATATTATAATTTCCAGCCAAATATTTAATTGGATCAAGAAGAGGAGAAAATTTAAAAAAGACAGGAACGTTGCCGTTTTGACCACTAGACTTGCAATATGGATATTTAGGGACGGGGAAAATTTCAGCATTTGCAATATTCTTTGACTTGATGTTGTTGTTGGATTCTGAATCGCCATTAAAAATTGCCTTGACGCTGTGTTTTTGATTAAGATTAATGGAATTAAAATTGGTATCATTCAGAGAGAAAAAACTCGAATAAATAGGAATATAATTTTGACAGTTTTTAAGACCCATGTGCGAATTTTCTAAATCTTTAAGAACATTGTCATTTTTGGGTTTTTGGTAAAATAATTTAAATTCATTAGAAGGCGGAACAACGGGAACAACGGCGGGATCGGTTGAAACCGGAACCAGATCAGTTTGATCAGCAGGAATTACAGGAATCGTATCAGTAGACATAAAATGTAATAATAATAATACGTTCTATAAATAGAATAATACCATTATTTAAACTAATTATAATGCAAGTAATTAAAATAATTCAATCAACTTTACAATAATTAGTTTGACATGTAAAATTATTATAGATGTATAGGTTATAATTTTAATTTAATTCAACTAAATAATAATGAATTTAGAACTAGGAAAATTCGATATGCGATCCATTAGTTTTAGACCAGACGAAAATAAAGGTCCAGTTATTGTCCTAATTGGACGACGTGATACCGGCAAAAGTTTCCTCGTGAAAGACCTGATGTATTACCATCAAGATATTCCAATCGGTACCGTAATTTCAGGCACAGAAGCAGGCAACGGCTTCTTCGGAGAACACGTCCCCAAATTATTCATTCACGACGCTTACAACACCGCAATCATAGAAAATATCTTAAAAAGACAAAAGGCAGTGCTGAAACAAGTAAAAAAGGAAATGGAAGCTTATAAAAGAAGCACTATCGATCCGCGCACATTCGTCGTTTTAGACGATTGCTTATTCGATAACAAATGGACCCGCGACACTATGATGCGTCTTCTCTTTATGAATGGTCGTCATTGGAAGGTAATGTTGGTCATTACGATGCAATATCCTTTAGGCATTCCGCCAAATCTTAGAACCAACATTGACTACGTATTTATCCTGCGAGAGCCGTACATAGGTAACCGAAAACGAATCTATGAAAATTATGCGGGCATGTTTCCGACATTTGAGTCGTTCTGTCAGGTGATGGACCAGTGCACTGAAAATTTCGAGTGT